GACGATGATGACAAGAACGCATACTATAATCTTCCCGAATATGTAAGGCGCAGCAATATTCTTTTCAGGGCAGGAAACAGTTGGGTATCAATTCCTCTTCCGGTAGAATACAGGGCTTTTTACGGCATGGGCGAACTGATGATTTCCGTTCTTAACGGAAAGGAACATCTTACAGGCGAAGAAATTGCCGAAGCCATAACAGGACAGGCTACACAGATATTACCTATTGATTTCTTGGAGGGCGGCGGAGGATTGAATGCCTTTGTACCGAGTGCCTACAAACCCTTGTGGGAAGCCTACGTTGCAGAAAAGAGTTGGACGGGTATGCCACTTTATAAAGACACACCTTACAACAAAGATATGCCCGAATGGACAAAGGCGTATAAGAGCGCCAATAAATACATTGTCGGATTGGCCAATGCCATGAATGAAGCTACGGGCGGAGACCCATATACAAAAGGAACGATTGACTTTAATCCGGCAAAAAATTGAATATATGCTGAACGGTTATTTCGGTGGCGTGTTCGGAACAATCGACAAATTGAGCAAGACCGCAGAAACCATTACAGACAACCGAGAGTACGACCCTCGCAGCTTCTTGTTGGTAAACAGACTGGTCAAAGCCGGGGACGAACGCACCGAGTACAGGGCTGTGAACAATGAGTATTTCCGATTGAAAGAGGAGCATGACCGATTGAAATCCAGATTAAAACACTATGAGGAAGATACCGACAACGACATATTTGACTATGCGGAAAAGATTGATTTCCTTTACAATTCACCCGAATACGAGCGGTATGAAATTTTTGAGGATTATCGTAGGGATATTGACGACCTCTATAATGAACTGAATGACACAGTTGATGATGAGGAACGTAAGAATATTGAGGCTGAATTGAATGAACTCAAAAAGGAAATGATAGAAGAAATGAACAAAACCCGTAAATAGTTAAACATAGGATGATTGCCCGGAGCAGTATATTTGTTCCGAGCAATCATTAAAATGATAAAAATATGCATGTAAATAAAAGCGAAAGAAAATTGCTGCCAATGAGCCGTATAGCTCCGGGAAGAAATGATGCCGCCGAGATAGATACTGTTGTTTCTGCAAAACGTTATGGTGACCGCAGGGCATTTGACATTCTTATGGAAGCACAATACTATTGGAGCCAGATGGACGACTTTCGGAAAGACCGGGAGCGAAACAAACGCTATACCTATGGTTTCCAATGGGACGATATGATTTGTGTGGACGGAAAATCCATGAGCGAGGAAGAATACATTAAAAGTCAAGGCAACGTGCCTTTGAAAAACAACCTTATCCGTAGGCTTGTGCGAAGCGTGCTTGGCGTGTATTCGAAGCCAAAGTAAAGAACCGACCTGTACCGCACGTGATCGGGATGAACAGAAACTTGGTGAAACGATGAGTACGATACTTCAATGCAACATGCAGCTTAACCGAATGAACGATGTATACGCCCGAACTAATGGAAGAGTTCCTGATAAGCGGTTTTATCGTTCACCGTAAATCGTACGGTTGGCGTAATGGAAAAGAGGATTGTTGGACGGACTATGTACAACCCAATAATTTCTTTATCGACAACAACATGAGAGATTTCAGAGGTTGGGATGTTTCGTGCTTGGAGAAGTTCACGACATTTCTTTCGGACAGTTGTGTGAACAGTTCGCATCAAGTCCGCAGGAATACAGACAATTGCGCGACATTTACAAGTGGGCGGCAAGGAAAGATTACATAGCCACATACGCGGAGCATTTCGGGTATAGCCGCTTGGAGAACTACGATTTTCTATTCACAAGCGAGCCGGGACGATGCCGTGTGATAGAGATATGGCGCAAGGAGCAAAAACCGAGATACCGTTGCCATGACTACCAAAACGGCGATATTTTCAAAATAGACGAAGAAGATTACGCACAAGTGGTGCTTACTGAAAATGAAGAACGTATGCGTATGGCCAAGGAAGCCGGTATGCCGGAAGATGAGGTTCCGTTGATAAAAGCTACTTGGTTTGTGGACGATTATTGGTATTTCTATTACCTTTCTCCTTTTGGCGACATATTGAGGGAGGGAGAAACGCCTTACGAGCATGGAAGCCATCCATATGTTTTCAAGGCATATCCGTTCATTGATGGTGAAATCCATTCATTCGTTGCTGATGTAATCGACCAACAGCGATATACCAACCGATTGATAACCCTCTATGACTGGATAATGCGGGCGAGTGCCAAAGGCGTGCTGATGATGCCCGAAGATTGCTTGCCTGATGGTGTGAGCATTGACGATATTGCAGAGAGCTGGACGGAATTTAACGGTGTCATCGTATACAAGCCGAGCAAAAGCGGAAAAGTGCCGGAACAGGTGGCCAATAACTCCACAAATATAGGCATTGCGGAAACTGCTTAATATGCAACTCAAATTTTTTGAAGATATAATCGGGAGTTACGGGCGCATTACAAGGAAAGCCCGGGTATTCCGGTGAAAGTGCATCGCACTATAACCAACAGACAGAAAACGCCACGAAGTCATTGCTCGACCTGCTTGAATGCTTCAGTTGTTTTGTAGTGGACGGAGCATATAAGGATGTGAAGAATATGCAGCAGTTTTATGATAGCAAACGTGTATTCAATATTGCAGGTAAGAGTGGTGCACAAATCGAATATGACCCGAAGAAAATACGTGATGTAGAATTTGATTTAAGCATTACCGAAAGCACTTCAACACCGGCATACAGGCATCTTGCTAACGATATGCTTATGCAGTTGTACCAGTCTCAGGCAATCAGTGTAGAGCAGCTGCTTGAGCATGGGGATTTCCCGTTTGCAGATGAATTGTTGCAAAGTATTAAATCACAGAAGGAACAGTTGGAGCAGGGCAAAGTGCCCGATGGTCTTTCTCCCGAACTGATGGCGCAAGCGCAACAAGGTGCGAACATGCAGGCCGTGAACAAACTGAATAATGCAATAAGGCAATGATTTAATTTAAAACATTATGGAACAGAAAACTATTTGTATAGACTTTGACGGTGTCATACATGACTACAACAAGGGTTGGCAAGGCGAGGATGTGTTCGGACAGATGATACCGAGCGCAGATACAGGTACAGCCACCCTAAAGAAAAACGGATGGACTATCATCATCTTCACGACACGCAAGAAAACTGAAAAATTAGAAAAGTGGTTGGAAGAAAACAATATTTCATACGACCATATAAACGAGAACCCGAATCACCGGAACATGCAAGCGGAAAAATCATTGCCGATGTGTACCTTGATGACCGGGGTATCTGTTTCAGAGGAAGGTGGGATTCATGGCTTATGAGAGATATTATAGAATTTGAGCCTTGGCAGGAACAACAAAAGAGAGAAATAGAGCAACTTGCGACATATGGCCAAACCGAAGATGACATTTGGTCAAGAGGCAACGAGAAAAGAATCAAACAAGCCCATGTTTAGCAGATAAAGTATGAGGGTGTGCCAAATATCTTCTCCAATTGGTACACCCTCATGTCTATTATTCTTTGGACAGCTGAAAATTTTCTATCCAGACATCTTCCTCCCCATTGTCGAAATCCACGACACAGGCTTCGTTCGGAATATCCAATTTCTTGACCGTACCAATGACACCGTTATCATTGCACATCACCCGGTCTCCGATGTTAAACTTGTTGATATTGTCAAGTGCGAGCGGGTCATTGGTAAGTGTGGCAATGCCATCAATATTTCCGTACTTTCCCATTCTCTTTGGTATTTGAAAATGAATCAAGCCATGAGAAATACTGTTTTCGTTTCAATGCAATAACAGCAGAAGAAAGCATAGCTGAACCGTTTCCATAAGTCGTGCAGTAGAAGCATTCGCGTTCAAGGTCGCCCACAAACGTATTATGATTGATGTAGCCTTTCTGTTTCAACTTACGGAAATTCTTTCTATCCATAATGATAAGTTGACCTTTTTTCCCACCGGCAGGCATAACGTAGTAACGTTCTCCAGTTTCTTTGTGTTTTTCGTCTGCCTGTCTGACTGCTTCACGTAAACGAAGCGAAGCTCTGATTTTTCTGAAAATGTTCATTGTTCCTTGTTTTTATAGTTAAACTTATATTGTAGCTGCTGAAACAGCTTTTTTCTTTTTGACAACAAATCGTCCGATACGAAGCACAATCTTTGGAATTTCCATTTCAAAGAAACATATATGCAAGCCTATGGCTCTTGTCATTAGCAAGTCATCATGTTTACCGGTAATCGCTCCGAAAGCTCCGTTCGGTTTTTTCTCGTAACACAAATATTCGTCCAGGCAACGTTCGTCACGTTCTGTGTATAAATTCTCACGAATAACCTTGACTAAGGTTGATATAATCATTGGTTTGGTTGAGACATTGGTATGGAAGCCGTATTTGGTAGGCAATCCCTCACGTACGGCTTCTTCGGACTGACCACGTGCATAGAGATTAGGGTAAATCTCTTTGATTTGATTAAGGATGAACTGTGACTGGTCGCCATCTACCTGCCGTTCCTTGTCATGCGTTTCCAAGGTGTTGCTTTCTATCACCAAGAGTGAATTGTCATAAAAAGCCGCTATTTGTGCCGCTTTCCACGCAAGCTGGTCGATGTCGCAATGTCCGTACCATTGTGCCACTACGACAGGCTTGCCACCATCAATCATAAACAGACGGTCAAGCACAAGAACAACAGAGAAGTCTGCTTTATTGGAACGTCCACCCACATCGACAATCGTGAGGTAACGATTTGTAATAACTTCCTTTTCATCTGTTTCCGGCAACTCCCAAATATGCAACAATCCCTGTTTGTCTTTCACAAAGCGCAAGTTCTGCAAAGCGTTCTTGCCCTCATCCGCATCGGCACAGACTTCACCGACATATTTAGGTTTCTTGCAGGTCTTACGCATTGCATCGACCTTGTATTTATCGAACACACGTGCTCCCGAATGTACGAAGGCTTCCACATCATCAGACGGAAATTCGGCAGCCATCTGCCCATGGTCATTGTACTTCCTGCGTTCGGCTATGTACCAATGGATAGCTTCGAGCGTAGCACCTTTTTCCCACAGCGACCAAAGATACTTACCGCATTCCTCACGTTCGGAATCTGTATTTTCATTGTCCCGATTCTGATAAAGCCATTCTGCAAAATCCCATTTTTCTTTGTCCGAATCAAAAGCGAGTGTATATTGCTCGATGTCGAACCATGAAACGAACATTGCCTCGAACTGGGATTTCCCTTCTTTTGCGGCAGTATATTCGCGATGAAAGAAGTTCCCGGTGCCATTTGCTGTGCTTTCATAAACAATCATGGTGTAGGGCTTGAGGAGAATACCCGAACAGGCGGAGCGCACAATGTCTTCCGGTTTCTTTCCCTCCGTAGCCTTCCATATTCCCACTTCGGAGAGATGTACAAGATTGTAATCACCGCCACGACACGAATCCGGGCGTTCAGCCGTACCAATCTTGATTTTGCAGTTACGCTGCGGAATACGCGATATACTTCCCGATTTTCCCACTCCTACAATCTTCGGCTCGTTCTCATTGTAGGCTTCATCAAATTTTATAGAGCATTTCGACAGGATAACTTTTAATCATCCGTCGAAACATATCCTTGATTTCATTCGGAGCCGCGCCCTGATGTGCAATGATAAGTGAG